GGTTATCATTTTTACTTTCATGGTGTTGTCTCCTTACTGTGCCCCAACCTTAACCCAAGACTGATCCCCGGCCGGAGCCTCGGTAGAGATGTAGAGCGCATTGTCGCTGGTGAGCACGGCCAGGCAGTTCTTGGCATAGCCGCTGGCCGGCAGGGCCGCCACGGCGCCTATCAGGCAGAAGGACTGCGAAGATGTGACGGACGTGGACACTGTGACGGTAGCCGCGGTATGGGTAACAGCCCCGGTAAAAGCGGCGGTAGTGCTGATAAGGCCGCCGTTAAAGGTGGCCACGCCGGTCCACGCCTGCGCGCCGCTAGCCGCGGTAAACGTGGATTTGTAGTTGGACGCGCCGTAGTAGGCGTTGCCGGTCTGGGTAAGCACGCCAGACTGCGTTAAGGCCGCGGCGTTGGTAAACACGGCGCCGGCCTGGATGTCCAGGATGGCCCCGCTCAGCAACTCCATCTCGCCGCCGCTGGTTATCACTTTCTTGGCGCCGCCCTGCTCCGTGTATATCTTGGTGTTATACTGGGCGAACACCGGCGAAGCGGCGGCCATGATCCCGATTATAAGCACCACCACCAGCAGCTCTAAAAACGTAAATCCTTTTCTGATGTTCATCATTCCTCCTTGGTTAGTAAAAAGGCCCCGGCCATGTTTCAGACCGGGGCCTCCGGTCATTTAGCAGTTCCGCTTAGGCGGTGCCCTCGGCGGGGCCCACGTGCTGCTCGCTACCGTCCACGTTGGCGGGCTGGGTGACGGGCAGTTTCCTGGAACCGAACTTGATCACCAGGATGCTGTCTATCTCCACGTTCTGCGCGGCGCGGGTGGCGATGAGCTTCAGGTAGCGCTTGCCGGGGTTTATCACCTCGATAGCCTGCACCTTCTCGGCGGCTTCGTCGCCGGAGTTCACCAGCGAGGTGCCTTCCAGGTCGCCGTAGGCGTCCGCGGAGCCGTCGTCCGAGGACTGCTGCACCTTGCAGGTGTTGGTGCCGCCCGACACTATGGCGCCCAGTTCCACCAGGAACAGCGCGCCCTCGTAGCCGGCCATGTCCACGGGGTCCGAGGTGACAGCCCCGGTGCCCGCGGCCTGGCTGACTTTTATGCGGTCCACGACCGCGTTGCTAAGCAGTGACTTAATCATCTTGTTTTCTCCTTTTCTCCGGTATCGTTACGCGCCCATCTTTATGCGGGCGAAGGCCTCTTCCAGCACAGGCATACCGTCCACTTCCTGCCGGCCGATAAAGCCCACCTTGTTGTTGCGGGCGTTCAGTTCGTTCAGGCGCTGCACGCTGTAGTTCTGTCCGTCGGCGATCCAGTAGTTGGACAGGTCGCCATACAGGCCGACGTACTGGTTGGCGGTCATGGTGCTGGGGCAGTACTCGCTCATGTCCACCGGCTTGTTGAGCAGCATGTCCGTCTCCGGGTCCCAGATGTACTTGCCGTCGGCGTACTTCAGCAACGCGATGGCGGCCAGGATGTCGCGGTGGATCATCCAGCGGCAGTTCTTCTGGTACTGCTGCTTGACGGAGAACTTCACCTTCTTGAGGTTATCGAAGGAGATAACCGTGGCCGTGTTGTGCGTGGCGATGTCGCGGGTGGTGCTGATGCCCTGGGCGGACGCGGTGAACAGGCCCAGCGGCTGGCCGTTGCCGGTGCCGGTCAGGAAAGCTTTCTCCTGCGGCAGGGCGAACTTATAGGCCAGGCGGTCCATCACCAGGTTCTCCACCGGGAGGGCGCTGATGCGCAGCAGCTTCATGCTGACCTGCACTTCTTTGGACAGCAGGTGCGGCTTCAGGTCGCGGCCGCCGAACTTCATGGCCGTGTCGGAGTTAACCGCGCCCACCTCGGCGGTCCAGTCCGCGTCGGACGGGTCGCTTTCGATAGTGGGGCAGCCCAGGCTGTCGCTCTCGGTGACGGGGATCACCGTGGCGTGCTGGCGCACGAACAGCAGGTCGTCGAGCTTCTTGATCAGGCGTGTCAGCGCCTGGGCCGGGGTCACTATGTACCCGCCGGACTCGGGGGCGTCGGCCTGCAGGGTGCGCAGCTCGGGGGCCAGGCGGCCGGTCTTAAGGTACGTGCGGTAGGCCACCAGTTCTTTCTCGGTGTCCTTGTTAGCGGGGGCGGGCGCGGCGCCGCCGGCGGTCTCCACCTTGCCGTCCGCGGTGCGCAGCTCGGTTTCCAGGAGTTCCATCTTCTCCAGCCGGTCTATGGACGTGCGGGTTTCCTTCACGTCGTTCATCATGGTGTCGTACTTGGCCTTCTGCTCGTCGTTAAACTTGCCGTCGGCGGCGTTGTCCAGCATGGAGCGGGCTTCGTTTACGGTGCGCACCATGGTGGCGCGCAGTTTGGCAATCTTCTCTTTCATGTTTACAGTCCTCCGTTAATTTCAATTTCTACCAGGTCCAGTCTCTTCCTCAGCACCTCTACCGAGTGCCTGACTTCAGGCGGCTTGGGGGCTTCGGAGTGGGCGGGGCCCGGCTCCGGCGGTTTCAACTGTTTCTGCAGGTTTCCTGCAAAATCCATCAGCAGGGCGCGTTCCTCGTCGCGCAGTTCCTCGCCGCGCTTGAGGCGCATCAGCGCCTTAAAAAGGGTCTCGTCCGTCTTGCCGGCCACGTCTGTGGCGGCCTGCGCTATGGCGCGGGCGGACACGCTGGTGCCCTCGTAGGCGGGGAAGGTGGCCGGAGAAACTTCCAGCAGGCGCACTTCAAGCAGCTCGCGGCACAGCACGCCGCCCTGGGCGTCGTCTATAAACCAGTTGTCTTTGATGGTGCGGAAGCGGAAAGAGGACTGGTTAACGTCGCCGCGCTTAACGCTCTCGCAGCAGTCGTTGCCTGCGGTGCTGTTGGGCAGGTCTATGTCGTAGGCCAGGCCCTGCTCGTCCTCGGCCAGGCGCAGCGTGCCGGCCTTGTTGCGGCCAAGCACCATGTCGGAGTTGTGGTTCCACAGGGCGCGGATGTCTGACTCTTTAAGGGTCTTGGTGAAAGCGCCCGGCCGAATGACCTCCATGAACCCCAGATCAGGGGAGGAGTACATGTTGAAGACCGCGGCGTAGCCGGAAAGTTTGCGCTCTGCCATCTTGGCCGAGCCTGCCTTGGCCACGCGGAACTCTATGCTGTCCAGGATGGGCTTTTTCATTTCTTGTGTTCTCCTTGCGGCCCGTTGATAGGGGCCAGGTTAAGGGCTTTGTAGTACTGCTCGCCGCCCTCCACTTCGTTCATGTCTTCCATGCGGCGCACGTCGTTGACGCACAGGAAGCCGCGGTCCAGGCCCACGCCGTAGGCGTCGTAGCGGGTCTTTATGTCTCCCCTCAGCAGGCCGCTCACCAGGAACTTGGCGAAGATCTCTTTGCGCTCGTACTGCGGCACCACGCGGCGCAGGATGGCCTGCTCGTACTTCACCACCCAGGGGAGTATGCAGTGCGTCAGGAACTCTATGCTCAGGTGCTCGATGTTGCTGAAAGTGGCGCGGTCCAGGTCGCCTATGATATGCGGCGGCACCCGGAACATGCGCGCTATGTCGTTAACCGAGAACTTGCGCTCCTCAAGGAGCTGCGAGTCCTGCGGGGAAAGGCCCATCTTGTCGGGCTTGATGCCGTCCTGCAACAGCAGAATGCGGAACTTTTTATCAAGGCCGGAGCGCATTTCCTCTATCTCGCTCTTCATGCGGTCGTGAGCTTCTTTGCCCAGGCGCCCAGGGTGAGAGAGAATAAGGCCGCCGCTGGCGTCGTGTTTAAAGTAGCGCCCGCCGTGTTCTTGCGTGGCCAGGGCCATGCCGAAGGCCTCCCGGCTCTTCTGTATGGGGGTTATGCCCTCAATGCCATTAAAGGACAGGCCCGGCACGTGAAAGATGCGGTCCGCCGGCAGGCGGGCAGTCTTGGTGTCCAGGTACACGTCGTAGAAAAGTTCCTTGCCTATCAGCTTGGGCTTTACGCGGCTGGCGTGGATGGGCCAGAAGGCCAGCGGCCGACCGGCATTGTCGAACTCTATCTCGGCGTAGCCGTTGCCCCAGGTCAGGACGTTGGTCATGATGGTTTCCTGGAACGTGGCCGGCAGGATATTGGGGTTGGGGTTGTCGTGCAGGAGGTCGTACAGGTAATGCTTGGGGAAACGTTCTTTTCCGTTACCCACGCGCTTGTACAGGATCACCGGCAGGGAGCCAATGGTCTGGGCTATAGCGTTGACGCAGGCGTAAACCACCGACAGGCTATAAACGCTCTCCTCGTCCACGTTGACGCCGGTGATGGTGGACTCCCCGGAGCGTATCCACCGCGAGAACTTCTCGCTGAAGATAAGTTTGCGCATGGCGCTTTTAATTTTTGCTTTAGCCGTTTCAAACATTTATAAAGCCTGTACCGAAGACCCGCTGTCTGCCGGAGTGTCCGGCATTCTTAAAACCCTGTCCTGCGCTATGATCAGCGAAACCACGCCGTCTATCCTCTTCTGTTTGCCCGCGGCCTCTTTGGGCTTGTTGGGCGCCACTACTCCGTTGGGGCCGTGCCGCACTTCAATGTTGTCAGCGTTCCAGTTAAGAGCTGAGTTGTTAGGATGCGCGAATGTTCCCGCCATCCAGCGCCGCTCCATTTCTTTGGTGGGCTGGCTGATGGTGCTGAAGTTCTGCGACACAGGCACCATTTTTATTCCCAGCGCTTCCGCTTTCTGCACCGCCATGGTGGCGTTGTAGGGGTCGTACCCTACTTCCTGAAGGCTGAACAGTTTACTGGCTTCCTCCATCTTGCCCACCACCGCGGCGTAGTCCACCACGTTGCCGGGGGTGGCTATTATGTGCCCCTCGGCTACCCAGCGGCTGTAAGGCACCTTGTCGCGCTCCTCGGCCAGGGCCACGCGGTCAGCCGGCATGAACAGGTAAACCCAGGCGTACAGCATGTCAGGCTCCGGAAACAGCAGGCCAAAGGCCGTAAGGTCCAGCGTGCTCGACAGGTCCAGGCCGCCGTAGGCTATCTTGCCGCGCAGATCCGCTTCGGTGTACCTGCGCGCAGCGGCGGCCCATTTCTCGCTCGGTATCCAGCGTGTTACCTGGCTGGTCCACAAGTTAAGACGCAGACGCTTGAACAAGTTCTCCTGGCGCGGTATCTTCTTGGCCTTCTCACATTCTTGCGCCAGGTCGTACTCTTTAAGCGTTATGCCCAGGCTGGGGTTCACCTTCGCCCACACGCGGGGGTCGCGCCAGTCGTCGCCTTTCTCCGGTTCAAAGATCACCGCCAGGGTTTGCTCGTCCACCTTCTCGTTGGCCAACACAGTCTTGGCATGTTCGTATTCCTCGTAGCAGATGCTGTTCTTGTCGGCGCCGGCCGTGGTGATGGTGATCTGCAAGGGCTGGTTGCGCGCCGCGCCCGAGCCGCTGGTCATTACCTCGTACAGCTCAGGGTCCTTCAGCGCGTGCAACTCGTCGAAGATAACGCAGTGCGCGTTGATGCCGTGGCGGCCCTTGGTCTCTTTGGATACCGGGATAAAGCTCGCCTTCATCTCCGGCACCGAGATCAGGTGCTTGCCTTCCACCACCTTAAACACCTCCGAGAGTTCCTCGGACATGTCTATGATGGTGCGGGCTTCCTCGTGCACCATGTCGGCCTGCTCTTTCTCCGTGGCAGCGCAGTACACCTTGGCGCGGAACTCGCCGTCCATGCCGGTCATGTAAAGGCCCACGCCGCCGCACATGGTGGTCTTGCCGTTCTTCTTCGGTATGAAGATGAACGCCTTGCGGAACCGGCGGTAGCCATCGTCCTTGCGCTTCCAGCCGAACAGCGGACGCAGTACCAGGTCCTTCTGCCAGTCCATCAGCCTGATGGGCGTGCCGGCCTTGTCACCGACCGTGTAGACTACATAGGTTTCAAAGAACTCTACTGCGCGGTCCGCGGCTTCGCGGTCGTAGTAGTATTTCCCGTTGCAGTCAGTAATGACCTGTTGCGGGCAGGACTTAACTTCCTTTCTGCTGGCCATTTCTCAGGCCTCGTAGCATGAAATCCGATATCTTCTTGCCGGGGCCGCCCTTTTCGCCCACCAGCCGGCCGCGCGAGCTGGGCGTAAGGCCAAGGGCCTCGGCGTACTTTATCTGCAAACCCATACGCTGGTTTAATGTGGTCTGCTCCGGGCGGGGCTGCTGGTGGCCGGAAGGCGTCATAGTGTTGTATTTGTCCTGTCCGGCGGCGGCCACGTCTTTCAGGCGGGTGTTAAGTTCGTCTATGGACTCGCAGATACTGCAATAGTTTTTGAGGGTTTCTCGGTCGGTCTTCTTGAGCACGCCGGTGTTGCGTAGCTCGGAATAGATAAGCCGCCATACCTGGCGGCCGTATTCCCCCAGGGTGGCCGGGGGCTTGGGATTCTTGTCGGAAGAAAACTCGGGGGCCGCCTCGTTAATGCGCGAGGGGCGTACGCCTTCCAGCTTTTTAAGCTCGTTAGGTTTTGCTTTTCTTCCCTGGCTCATTTTAAATTTCCGAATCCTCCGTTTTCCGTTGCGGTCTTCCGCGAGTGGCAGCTATGGCACAGGCCCTGGTGGTTTGTGGGCTCCCAGAACAGCGGGTCTTCCGGGCCGCGCACCGCGGTTATATGGTCCACGTCGGTGGCCGCTCGCCGGCATTCCTGGTTGGCGCAGATCGGGTGCTCCGCTAGGAACCCCCGCCTGTACCGCGCCCACCTGGCGCCGTAGCCTCGCTGCGCCGCCGTGCCGCGCCGGTCCTGCTCGTTATCGGCGAACTGCCGGGCGTGGCGCGTGCAGTACTTGGCGTCTTCCGCCCGGTACTCCCGGCAGCCCGGGATTGCGCATGACTTGGCTGGCGCGTATGGCATAGTTCAGAGATCTGCACCGGTTTCCCGGTGATGGGTAGACTTTGCTACCGCGTATATCGGTGGTTCCTGGTCTGGCTCCGACCCCGAAGTACTGCTTGCCGGTTAAGCACCGTTTTCACCGAAATCTTATTTTCAACGTCGGGGAAATAAAAAAGCCCCGGCCAAATGACCGGGGCGAATAAAAGCCCCGCTCAACCCTTGAGCGAGGCTTTATGCTTCTAGTTTAACAGACGCATCACCTTTTGTGAAGTGACAAAAGGTGACATTTTTTTAGCCGCTTCAAAATCCGCTTGTAGTCCTCGGGGTGTTCCCTGCGAAACCGCGAGATGCGCTGCTTGGCGCAGTCCGGGCTCATGCACTTCTTAGTCAACAACGCCTTTAACTTTCCCTTGCACTGCGCCGTCACAATCTCCACCGTCTCGTTATAGGTTGCGGTTTTCACTCCATGCCTCCCTTTTCAATTTCCGAGATATCTATTTTCCTCCCGCAGCAGCGAAGCAGCACCTGTGACGGAATTTCCGGCATGTTGTTACTTTCGAACAGTATCTCAAACATGGCGCATTTTAATCCGCACAACTGACAATAATTCCCGCAGGAGCAATCTTCTCCCTGAGAATTTTTAAGCCTTCCGTCTTTTGATATTTTCATTTCGTAATCTCCTTTTTGGTGATTTGCTTCATCCGAGTTTTAATTATTTCCCCTTTTTCCGTGGTATATACCCGGAGTCTAAAATCTGCTGCCTGATCTATGCGCAAGCCTGGGACCTTCCCCGCCCGCACCCAATTCCCGAAGCTGGACCTGGCACAAGCGTCATTGGAGTAGTGGTGAGAAATATTCTCCATGAGTTCTTTCAGAAACACTCCCTCATGCTCCGCCACGTATCGCTGCGCATCACGGCATGTCCGCTTGAACGGGCTCCAAAAATCGCTTTCATTATTCCCAGCTTTAGCGCCCCATTTTTTAAGTTCATCTGACAGCAGGGGGAGCGTCCACTTTTTTATAGTCTTGCTGTCCCTGTTAAGCCTCGGCGCAAGAATCATATTTGCCCGGTTGTATTCTACGTGATATGTATCGCCTATTTTAATGTTAGTAGGATTGTCTTTTTGCGCCACTTCAATAATCCCAATGCCGCAGTTCTCGCAGACCTGTTTGGCGAGATTCCTCCCACGGGAGTTGCTACCTCTCTGAATAGCCGGTACGGCTATTAGGGCACCATGAACCCAGAACTGCCAGTTTTTTGCCTGAGCGATAACCTCGAAGGTCAAAGACTTCTTAACCTCCACGGCCCATATAAGTTCACCGCGCTTGCACATGATATCTGCACGGCTATCACCCCTGCTGAAAAGAACCTCCTCGTAAACGTCCCACCCGTCATCGGCAAGAAATTCACAAACCTTTTTCGCAATATCGGCCTCACTATTAATAGGTTTCATGTCACGTCCTTGGTTTAATCCACAAAACTTCCGTGCGCTCGCGCGCCATACACGCAAAAGCTTTTCTCTCTACTCTTTGCCAGCCGCGGTAAAGATCTTCATATAGCGAACTGGGATATCCACTAAGGATTACCCCCCCCCCGCAAGGAATGGAGTTGGTTAGCAAGGACCACGTGATCAAGGTCTGTAAGTTCGTGTTTATACCCGTGCCCCGCCTTCCTGGAATCCATGACATAGGGCGGGTCCACGTAGTGAAGCGTCTCGGGTGAATCGTATTTCTCCAAAACGCCCAGCGCGTCCATGCTCTCGATAACCACGCCCTGAAACCTATCTATAATGCGGCGCAGAACTTCAGGATAGGAAGCCCAGTCATGGGACGGGGTGGACCCCGACCTATTCACGTTTCCGCGAAATCCGTTTTGACGGTAAAGGCTATCGGAGCCGTGCCCCATGTTCGCTTTCACAATGGTGCGCCGGGCCTGTTCTACCGCGTCCACGTTGTGGTTATAGGCTTCCAGCATTTCTTGCCGGGAAAACGGCGTCAAAGAGATCCTGCGCAGTAATTCCGGGCCATGGTCGCGCACTACCCTGAAAAGGTTCACTATCTCCCCGTTTAGGTCGTTGTATATCTCGGCATAGGCCCGGTCTTTCCTCAGCAAGCAAGAAGCCGCGC